CCCCACTGCCCGGCGTTTGGCTGAAGAAAGCCATGCGCACGCCTTCGCCATCCGTGTAACGTGGCAACGACACCGGGTTGTCCAGAATCTGCTCATCCAAGCTGTCGCAGTCGATGTACGGGTAGAACATCAAGTAGTCGAGAAAATAGACCGAAGGAAAAAACCCGCCCGATCCGGCTTGCGTCAAGGACACAGACAGCAGATACCGTTCTTGCGTAGGCAACGTCGGCCCGGTGTAAATGCCCTGATTGCGCTGGCCGATGAGTTGCGTGGCCTCTAGCGCGGTGCCCAGGTATGGGTTATAGACGGGCGGGCCTGAACTGCCAATGGAGGCGTCCCCAAATATGTTGCTGGTGCCAAAAGAACCCGGCACGCCAGTGCGAAAAAAATGCTGGATGTGACGCCGCCCTTGCTCGACGGCATCTGCCACCTCGGCAACGGACCTAAACGGCATCAGGGTTCTCCAGCGAAGCCCACTCCACTTCGTCGGGCGACCACTCCACGCCCCCGTCAGGATGCTCCGAGCAGGCCGACAGCTCGGTGTCGGCCAGCGTCAGCAGCTCACGGCAGTGGGCGCAGCGGTACACCACATCAGTCCACCGTGGCTGTCATGGCACCAGCAGCGAACTGCGGCTGGATGCCGTTGCTGATGGACAGGCTGGCGTTCAGCGCGCCCTTCAGCAGCAGGTTGCCGGTGCCCGTGGAGTCCGTGCCGATGCCGAAGTGCGTGGCCGTGGCGGTGCCGCCCGTGCACTGGCCGAACTGCACGAGGGCGGTGTTGGCGATGGTGGAGGTTGTCCGCGTCCAGCCGCCTGCGGTGCGGGCCACACCCACGCGGGCGTAGCCGGTGTAGCTGATCTCGTTGGTACTCTGGTTGCCCGCCTCTCCAGGGTCTGCGCTGTGCAGGCTGATGTGGAACGAGCCTGCCGTGGCCGAGTTCTGCAGGCCAGCAGCGTCCCCGATATTGGCCCAGTCAGTGTTGAGAAACAAGAGGTCGAGGAGTGCCGCTTCGGCGGCGTTGGTCATTGACATGGTCTGTCCCCTTTCAGATCATCGACTTTAGAGCCGCAATCTTCTGCTCGTACTCGAAGCGCAGCTTCTCGGCAGCGGCCTGCAAGTTGCGAGCGCTGGCCAGCTCGCTGTCGGCCTGCGCCTCGCGCATGTCGGCCTCGGTAGAGCGCTTGACGTTGGCCGCGGCATCAGACTCGACCTTGGCCTTGGCAGCAGCCAGCGCCTCGCGCTCGCCAGCCATCCAATTATCAAACTTTTCGCGCTCGGCCTTCGTCGCAGCGCGCACGGCATCGGCGTCGGCAGATGCCTGCGCAGCGCGTGCAGACTCCTCGCGTGCCTTGGCCAGAGCAGCGTTGGCATCGGCCGCGGCGAGCTGAGCAGCCGCGTTGGTGGCGTCGGCCTCGGCCTTAGCCCCGCGAGCTGCTGCAGCCTCAGCGGCCGCCGCATCCTGCGCAGACTTGATCTGGTCGAGCACTGCCTTGAGCTTGCTCGGCTCTTTGGCCATCTCGAGGAAGGCCAGGAGGTTTGCCGCGGTGTCGACCGCCACGGCAGAGGGGGTGATGTTGATGTTCATGGGGGCTCCGTTAGGTAGTGGAAATGACCGCGATCTTCAGGCCAGGGCGAACGCCCAGGTATTCGGTGCCGCCAGCACCGATTCTCATCGACGTGGAGGCTGCCGTGGGGCTTGCGCCGATGGCGATGCGGCATGCCACATCGGCGTGCAGACGCACGAAACGAGTCGTGTCGGAGAGAGCGGAAGACTGGACCGACGAGGCGCCGATGGCGACCTGCTGATTCAGGATGGCCGGCTCCTGGCCGGCCGGAATCAAGTGACCGCGGCCGGCAAACGCCAGCTCTTGGTACTCGGTGATGTCCAGTATTGCCATTGTGATACCTCAGATGCCGGCGCCCGTGTTGACGCGCAGCGCCGCCTCGGCGTTGAAGATCTGACGCTGGTTGTCAATTTTCAGTGCCTCGAGACGCTCCTTCGCGGCGATCTGCTCGCGGGTGAGCTGGGCGTCCTGGCCGAGCTTGGTCAGCGACAGGTCGCGCTCGATGCCGGCCTCTGTCATCGCGATCTCGTACTCTGCCTGCTCGCGCTGGCGGTTGTACTCGATCTGCTGGCCCTGCTGGGCGCGGACTTCCTTGTTGTCCGCGATCTTGGCCATGTCGACCTCGGCCTTGATCTGAGCGGCCGCAATGCGAGGATCCTGCGGCGCGCCCTGCTGAGCCTGCGCTTCCATCTCCTGCTTGACCTGGTCCTCAGGCTTGAGCAGCTCCTCGGGGTTGACCTTGAACGCTTTGAGGATCGCCTTGAGCTCCTCGCGCTCCTTGAGGTGCGGGATGTAGCGCGGGTTGTTGGTGATGTTGGCCAGGTTCAGCAGGGCCTGGTTCTGGATGTCGCGCTCGATCAGCGCAGTCGACCCGCGTGCGTCGATCTCGTAGTCGCCCTTGATCTTTGGATCCGGGTCGTTGGCCATCTTCCAGTCGTAGTACCGACCGATGTGTGGCCTGGTGATGCTGTCGTCGTACAGCTTCACGCGCTGGCGCAGCACAGCGTTGGCGTTGTTGTACAGCATGACCATGCCGCCGACGGTCTCGGGCGCGCTGCCCTGCTCGCCGCCCATGATCTGGGGCATGCTGGACTCGGTGTCTGCGAACTGCATGGCGGCTTGGGCGATGGCCAGCAGCTCCTGCAGGTGCGAGTTGAACTCGAACACCGTCATGGCAGCACGCACGTCGTCGAGCTCGTCCTTGGCCAGCCAGATCTTGTTGGGCGTGATCTCGTAGCTTCCGTTCTGCGGAATGATCATGCCCTTCTTGATGACGATCTGTCCGCCCAGCGAGGTGCGGCCGTTGTCCATCACCTGGCGCCAGGCGCTGTTGACCACTCGCTGCTGGTGCTCAAGCTCGTCGGGCAGGCCATAGCCGAACGGGCTGTCGTCTGCCTTGCGCCAGCAGTAGACGTCCACCGGCAGCGTGCGGTCCACAACCCACGACTCCATTGCACCCACGACCTTGTCGTTGACGATCACGAGCACGCCGAAGTCCACGTCGGTCAGCGGGTCGCCCGTGCGGCTCGAAAGCATCTCCATCTCTTCGGGCTCGATCTCGCCGTGGTACGTCCACATTTCGTAGGCGTCCTCGTTCATCATGTCGCGGATGACCCGGCCCTCGGCCACGCGCAGCTTCTGCGGCGGCGAGCGCAGCACCTCGCGGATGGCGTCCTCGTCGTAGCCGGGCAGGCCCACGAGCTGGCGCAGTTGCTTGCGAGTGACCATGCGGCGCATGAAGAACCCGCGGCCGGCCTGGTGGTCGTTGCCGCAGCTCGGGTCGAAGAAGCAGTCCCACGGGTCCATGCGCATGCTGGCCGGGACGATCGACTCGTTGATCTGCAGTTGCTGCGTGCCGTCGCCCTGAGGCAGCCAGACCTTGCTGGTCTGACGTGCAGGGAACGGGCCGTACAGCACCATCGTGCCCAGACGCACGGCATCCTCAATGCCCTTGCGACTCTCGCCGTTGTACTTGGACTCGGTCAGGCTGTCGTCGATGGAGCGCTCCATGGCCTCAGCCGCCTGCTTGGCAGCCTCCATGATCGCGTTGGCTTCCTCGTTGGCGGTGAAGCCGGTGGGCTGGCCAGTGGCCGGGTCGACGGTCTGGGCGTTGCTGCCCATCATGTCGGCCAGCTCAGGCATCGGCGTGGGCCGGATGCCCCAGTTGCGGTCGTCCACGGGGAACAGGATCTCGCACATGCGCGCCACGGCCTGGTCGACCTTCGGGCGCACGATGTTGATCACCACCCTCGAGCGGGTGCCGTCCTGCGCCTTGCGTGATGGCGGGCCGTTGCGCAGGGTGTTCTCGAACTCGCCGGTGCTGTTGGTGTGCTCGCCGAAGTAGAGCTGCGCGTTCTTGCGCCAGCGCTTTTCAAGGTCAGTGTTGGTGGCTCGCCCCTGAACCCAATGGTCGCGCATTTTGGCGAAGACGGCGTACAGGCGCTCGATCTCGCCCTTCTGGCGGCCTTCGAACTCTTCCTGGGTCAGCACCTCGTCGCCAACCATGTAGGCAACGTCGGTCGGTAGGTCTTTGGGGTCCATCGTGATCCTTTAGTAGCCGGTCACTTCGTCGAGGACCTGCCACGCAGCCTCGGCGCCCCGGGGGACTTCCCACTCTTCCTCTTCGTCCGGCCACGGCAGAGTCAGCGAAGGCTCGTCGATGCGGGCCAGGCAGTCCATGCCGTCGTCGAATCGACCCACCGGGAAGGTGGCGTACTCGACCTCGAGGAGCTCCTGAACCAAGTCATGCGGGTTGCCCTGCACGTCAGTGTAGTTGAGCTGCTGAGGCAGCCACATGCGGCCGCCCTCGAACCACGGAATGAGCCTGCGGATGCGGGCGTTCTTCTCCACCGCACCAGCCACCTCGGTGATCTTGAAGCGGTACTGGCGCCGCTCCATCTCGGCCTGGATGTGCGGGATGTCGGCCTGCATGCCGTAGCGCTCGTAGCGCACCTGCATCGGCTTGTGCTTCTTGTGCAGGGCGAACAGCGCATCGGCGCGTTGCGTCAGCGTCAGCCGATCGATGATGCCGTCCACGAGGAAGGCGTTGCCGTCGTGCGCCAGGCCCACGACCCACATCACGGTGCGGTCGCTGCGCTTGCGCTTGGTGCCTTCCTTGGCCGTCTGCGGGTCACCCGCCGGGTCGACCAGGATGACCCTGTTCATCTTCTTGGGCGCGTTGTTGTAGCGCACGATCCACGAGCGCTTGAACTCCGCACCCTCGACGGGCCTGGGCTCCTGCTGGTACAGCGAGATCCACGAGCGTGGATCGGACTGCGCCTGGCGCACCATCTCGTCGGTGAACCACTCTTTCCACAGGCGCTCACCTGATTTGCGTCCCAGCAGGTCGTTGTCGCCAGCGATCATCGGCAGCTTGATGACGGTCCACCGCTGCGGCTCACGCTCGAGCAGGCGGCCGGCCAGGTCATCCTCGTGCCAGCGGGTCATGATGACCACCACGCGGCCATGAGGCTTCAAGCGGGTCAGCAGGTCGTTGGTCCACCACTCCCAGGTCTTCTCGCGCACGCGCTCGGAGTCGGCGTCCTCGCGACTGCGCACTGGGTCGTCGACCACGATCAGGTCGCCGCGTCGCCCGGTGATGGATCCGCCCACGCCCACCGCGGTGTACTCGCCGCCGTGGTTCGTGCCCCATCGGCCAGCAGCCGTGCTGTCGGCGGCCAGCGCCACCTGCGGGAACAGGGCGCGAAACTGCTCGTCGTCCACGCCGTTGCGCACCCGGCGGCCGAAGCGCTCGGCCAGTTCTGCGGTGTGCGAAGCGGCGATGACGCTGAGCTGCGGGTTGCGGCCTGCGAAGTACTCGGGGAAGTAGACCGAGCCGTAGGTGGACTTGGCAGAGCCTGGCGGCATCATCACGAGCAGCCGGTCGATCTCGCCCTTCTCAATCTTGTCCAGGGCCTCGGTCAGCAGGACGTGGTGCTCGGCCAGGCGCATGTCGTCTGGCAGTCGGTAGGCGCAGTAGTGCGAGAACGACTCGCGCGCCTTCTTGCGCGCCAGCAGCTCAGCCGCAGCCTGCGATGGATCAAGCACCTGCCGCCCCCTTCACCACGCCTTGGGCGGCGATCTCCATGAGCTGCTCGTCGGTCAGGGCCACCATCTTGACGGGCCCTCCGTCCTTGCCGGTGAGCTCCACCTTGGACTTGTCGCCGTAGTCGCGGCCGTTGATCTTGGCCGCCACCTTGAGGTTGGCGTCGATCGCCACCCGCAGGCCGGCCGCATCGCCCAGCATCCCCGCCTCGCGGGCGTAGTCCACCGCGGCCTCGACGAGGCTGTGCGAGCGGTGGATGTGGATGTCGGCGTAGGCTTCCCGGGTGTCGGGGTTGTTCAGCAGGATGTCGCGCAGGCGGTTGCCGCTGATCTTGAACGGCATCGACTCGGCGATCAGGCGCATGGACTCACCCGCCATGTAGCGCTCGAAGATGTCTTCGGCCATGGCCAGCACATGGTGCTTGGTGGCCTCACGTTCATCGGCGATTCGTTGGTATTCAGCTTTGTCCACGGCATCAGGGGTTGAACCCGGGAGGCATCCAGCAGTGGGAGACGAGGTCACCGCGTTCAGCTCACCCGGGCTCAGAAAGCAAAAAGCCGGCTCGCGGCCGGCTGGATTTGGAGACACTTACCCGGGGCGGAATATACATCGGCCATACAGCACGGTCAAGCGTTCGTCAAGTCGATGCGCTCGAGGCCGTTTCGGGTGGCCTGGGCCAGGTGTCTCAAGGCCACGATCATGGTGCGCCTGCGGCTGGGAAAGCCCCACGCCTGCATGAGGTAGACCAGGTCAGCGTAGCCGTCGCTGCCCACGTCGAGCGTGAAGACCCGCTCGCTGTTGTTGGTCCGGTGCTTGCGCTGGCGGTCGCGGTTGGTCAGCGGGAGCTTGGCCTTCTCGAGCGGGTCGGCGAACTCCGCGGCCATTGCGCGGGCAAGGAAGTGGGGGCTCTTTACGACTGCGTGTGCAACGGCACGCGAGACTCGCAGGGCGTCTCCAGCTCCCATCTTCCGATCCAGATCTGGCGCGTCGCGCTTGGATGCACGGGGCTGTTGCGGACGTTTTTCTTGCATGTGTCGCACTCCGATCGGCCCGAGCCTGCGCAGCGTGGGAAGTTTGGCGGTTGGAACTTGTAGAGGTTGCTTGCCGTGATCATCGTCCAATCTCCTTGAGCAAGCGCGGGCCTGCGGTGTAGAACAGGATCTGCTTGCTGGGCCTCGAAGGGTTGGGCTTCTTGGTCGATTGCACCCAGCCCTTGTGCTCGGCGTAACGCAGCGACTTACCCACGTTGTTCGGGTCGACGCCCCACTTGATGCCGATGTCCTCGCTGGTCAGCTCCTCGTCAGGGTTGGTGGCGAAGAACACCGCCACGTGGGTGACGATGCTCATGCCTGCCCCCTTCCGAGGATGTAGCCTTCGCACAGCTTGGCAATGCCGTCTCGGTCGTCAAGCACTTCGGTGTAAACGTACTTGCAAAGGTCAGCGCACTCCTTGCGCTCGGCAGCGGCGACCAGGGCGGCGAACTCGGCCAGCTTTGCCATGATGACCGGCGCAATAAGGCTGTCAGGCCACCCAGCCTCCTGCGCCATGCGGGTGATGTCTTCGCGGGTCATACCTTCCCCTCCGCTTTGGCTATTGCTGCGCGGGCTTTGTCTGCGTGCGTTGCACCATACGCAGGGTCTTCCTCCCAGACCTCCAGCATCTGTTTCAACGCCCCCAGCAGTTCCCTGTTCAGGGCGTGCAGCCGGCGCAGTTCGGCGGCGATGACGCATGGTTGGCAGTACCCGCAATCGTCGTCTGTTGCGCAGTTCAGCGCATCAGCCAGCCGCAGGGCGGTAGATTCACTCATGGTTCTTCTCCTTCAGCTTGGCCTCGATGGCGCGGGCAAAATACACCGTCCATTGGCGGTCGGAGATAACGCTGTCTGGCACGTTGTTCTCCACATGAAACACTTCTTCCTCCGTCAACCCTCGCCACTCGCGGCGGGGCAAGGGCACAAACCGTCCACCAGCTATTGCTGCCGAATGCTCCGCGTGGCACTCCAGCGAGTGCGACCGGCCATCAATAGCCCCGCAGTTCATGCCTTTACAGGGCGGGGTCGTCACCGACTCGGCCCGCACCGGCTGCTCCATCTGCGCATCAAGGTGCCGGAAATGCGCTTCCAATTCAGGCGGTACTACCGGCTCGGCCTGCTCCGGCTCAGGCTGCTCCAGCGCGGCCTCGTAGGGCTGCCAATATTCACACGCGCAGACGTAGCGGCCCTCGGTGTGGCTGGCGTTTCGCAAAAATCCGTGCGGTGCATTGGGGTGCGGGTTGCATTGCGGCTCCTGCTCCGGCTGCTCCAGCGCGGCCTTGAAGGCGGTGATGGCTTGCTCCATCGGGCCTTCATAGTCGGCCAAGACAAAGCCGTACTTGTTGATGTACTCCCACGCCTCCAGCGCCTGCTGGACGACGGCGCGGGGCAGGGTAATCGTGTCAGTCATGCAAACCTCCACACCGAAGCGGCCACCAGGCCGATGACCAGCACAACGACGATGGCAACCGCCAGCATCCCAAAGGCTTCCAGGCCGTCTGATTCCGCCGCATCGGTCGCTGCCAGCTCGCACGCCTCAGGCGTCGGGCAGTTCTTGCGGCCCTGATCGCAGGGTCCGTTGCATTGCCCGTCTTTCATGCTTCCTCCTTAAACACACGGTCGTACAACGCTCTCGTAGGAGCGTGCTCCTGCTTCAGCATATGCAACGCCTTCAAGCCGCTCTTGTTGGTACGGAACATCATCAATGGATGTGCTGCCCTGCCGGAATTGACGTAGTAGACGAACGACTCGCACGCCAGCTTCTCGCTCGCGCAATCACTCTGCTTAGGGCATGAGTACCCGGTGCACGGCGGCGCTGCAGCCGCTGCGAGGGCTTCGGTAAGGGCTCTGCTCATTGCTCGCCCCCCTGATGAGCCTCGATCTCCAGCATGGCGCGCAGGCGATCGATGCGTGTCTCGTGGTAGGCGACCATCGCGGTGGCGTAGTCGCGGGCAGACTGCGCCTCGAGCAGTGCCCGGCGCGCGTCGTCCAGCTCGGTGGCCATCATCGTGGCCGGCGCAGGCTTGCGCAGGATGTCGGTGAGAGCCTTCACAGCAGCGCCTCCCCGACGTTGTCGATCAGCTCAGCGGCGCGCTGGGCGGGCGTGGGCCTGGCGTTGAATCCAGGCGGCAGGAGCTGGCGGCCATCCTCGTCGTATTGAGGGAACGGCCAGTGAGGGTTGAACTCTTTCATCGTCGTCTCCGATGCGTGCAAAAGCGCACACTCCGAGTATAAACATTGTGATGTTCAGTCGCAAGCCCTGTCGACGTAGTCTGCCAATAGCTTGCCGGCGCGCTGCAGCAGCTCGTCGTGGTTCTCGGCGCGTGTGAGGTGCTTGCGCTTCCAGTCCCAGAACTGCCAGCACAGGGCGCCGAACTCGGCCGGGTGGTTGGTGGACAGCCACTCGATGCCTTCGCGGCAGGCGCGCACCTCGAGGCTGCTGTAGCCGTCTGCGTCCTCGGACTGCGCCAGCTCAGGCAGCAGGCGGCGGAACATGGGGCTGACCTCGCCCCAGGTGAGCTCGGTCTGGGCCCCGCGCCAGTCGTCGCTGACGCAGATGCTCACGAGCTCCCCCAGCCAGTCGGGTTGAAGCCTCATCGGCAGCTCATCCGCACGAGAACCTGGCCGCCCTTGACCGGCTTGCCGACCTCGAACGACAGGCGCCAGTGGCGGTCGTCGATGCCGGTGGCGTCGGCCAGGCCGTCCAGGCCGGACTTCATGCTGGCCAGCATGTTGTCCATGTCCCGGCCGCGGCGGTCGGGCGGGAAGAAGGTCAGATCGACCGCTAGGCTCGTTTTTCCGGCCAAGACAGCCCCTACCCCTGCCGCAGTCGCGATAGCCCTGCAGCGGGCCCTGTAGGCCTTCTTGGCCTTGGCTGCGGCAGCCCAGTGCTGGCGAGCGTTGGGGGACAACTTGGGTGACGGCCAGGGCAGATCCAGGTCAAAAGTTAGTGTCTGCTCACCAGGCATTTTGGTCATCGGCAACCCCCTTCCGCTCAGCATCCGCAACCTCTTAGAGGGTTGCGGATGAGCGGATGAAGCCGGCCCGATTCTCTTACGCATCTCATCCGCACGGATGAGAACCCGCGTATTTGCTTGCTTTCCAGCGTAGTGCCCACTAACTTAGACGCTTGACTTGCGGATGAGATGCGGATGAGAACCCCGTGCGGATGACCCCCAAAAACAGGTCTCATCCGCACGGCCCCCGCCGATGACTTTTTTTCTCGCAAGTCCTTGTCACACCACATTTTTTTTCTCCAACTACTTCACAACTGTAAATGTCATCCGCAAGGCCCCGTGCGGATGAGAATTGTCGTCCGCGTCAACTTTAGTTGACACTTTCCGTTTACACCTCAGTCAACCGATCTAGACGTTTCCTGCGCCTCGATCGCGAGCTCCGCGGTCATCGAAAGGTGGTCGATCGCCTGCTCTGTGAGCTCCCATCCGTTCTTGCGGTTGGCCCCCTGGACGGCCATTCCGTTGTCCTTCATGGCCTTCATGATGTTGCTCAGAGCCCGCTCAGAGCAGCCCAGGCTGGTGGCCATGACAGGCGCGCCAGGCCAGCCCTTTTGCATCAGCCTGACCACGTCGATGGCATTGATGGGCTGGCCGTTCAGGCGCGAGCCGACCTTGACCTCGAGCGGGTTGCCGTCGAACTCGATGTAGGCGCCGGTGATCTCGACGTCGCACGAGTCCACGACGCCCAGGCCGATCTGGGTGATCTTGAATCGCTTGGACTCAGGCATCTCGGCGTCCTTCATCTTGGTCACCTTGAGCTCCAGGATGCCGCCGG